AATTGCTTCTTATTTATATAATTTTGCAAAAGCTATATTAAAGAAAGCGAGTGACAAATGACTGAGTTTGAAGATGAGATGCTACGATTGTTAAATGAAATACTTGAGTTATTAAAAGCACAACAAGGGGCAGGTAGTAGATGAGCATAATAACGATAGACTTTGAAACGTTTTACGATAAAACAACATATAGCTTAAGTAAGCTTACAACAGAAGAGTACGTACGTGACGACAAGTTTGAAGTAATCGGTGTAGCAGTTAAAGTTGACGATGGGGATACCGAATGGGCGAGTGGTACGCATGAACAGATAAAGAAGTTCTTGCTTAGCTTTAATTGGGAAGACTCAGCGTTACTTGCACATAACTGTATGTTTGATGGCTTCATTATGTCCGAACGATTTGGCATAACCCCTAAGATTTATTTAGATACTCTATGCATGGCTCGTGCCTTACATGGTGTTGAAGTAGGTGGAAGTTTAGGTGTTTTAACTGAACGATACGCAATAGGACAAAAGGGTGATGAAGTTATTGCCGCTTCCGGGAAACGACGTGAGGACTTTGCAGGAGAAGATCTTAGCAGGTATGGTGATTACTGTGTCAACGACGTTGAACTTACATATAAATTATTTAAAGCAATTATTGCCAAGGGCTTTCCTAAAAAGGAAATGAAGCTAATCGACTTAACTCTACGTATGTTTGTTCAACCGAAACTAGATTTAGACCTAAACTTACTTGAACAGCATTACGATGAGGTGAGGGAAACAAAGGCTAAGTTGTTAACGGAAGCAGGTATTACTAGTCGTGATGAACTAATGTCTAACCCGAAGTTTGCTGAACTGTTAAAAGGTTTAGGTGTAATACCGCCTATGAAGATTAGCGCCACAACAGGTAAAGAAACCCTTGCATTAGCTAAAAACGACGAAGAGTTTAAAGCTTTGTTAGAACATCCTGATGTAAGAGTACAGGCTTTAGTAGCGGCTCGTCTTGGGGCAAAATCAACACTTGAAGAAACTAGGACAGAGAGATTTGTTGGAATCGCCAAGCGAGGGTTGATGCCAGTGCCCCTTAAATATTATGCGGCGCATACAGGACGGTGGGGTGGTAGTGATAATTTAAACCTGCAAAACCTACCTAGTCGTGGGGTCAATGGTGGGAAATTAAAGAAAGCGATTATTGCCCCTGAAGGAATGATGATTATTGATGCCGATTCAAGTCAGATTGAAGCACGTGTATTGGCGTGGCTATCAGGACAGGACGACTTAGTAGAAGCGTTTAGGAAGGGCGAGGATGTCTACAAGCTTATGGCTTCCGCTATATATAGTAAGCCTGCTGAAGAAATAACCAAAGAAGAACGGTTCGTTGGTAAGACTACAATTCTCGGATGTGGCTACGGTATGGGGGCGCAGAAATTTGGGGCACAACTTAAGACTTTTGGTGCTGAGATTAGCGAAGGGGAAGCACGGCATATCATCACGATTTACAGAGAAACGTACCCACATATTGTTGCGTTATGGAGGCAAGCCCAGCTGGCCCTGGAAGCATTGACTAAGGGCATGACAACATCTTTAGGTAAAAGTGGTGTATTGCAGCTAAGGCCAGATGAGAGGGCGATACAACTCCCAAGCAACTTGTTAATGCGTTATGAAAAGTTAGTTTCAGTCAAAGACAACGAAGGTAAGCAACAATACCAATACAAAACTCGGTATGGTTGGAATAAAATATATGGTGGTAAAGTTATAGAAAACGCTTGCCAAGCGATAGCACGTTGTATTATTGGTGAACAGATGTTGAAGATTGCCGAGCGTTACGATGTTGTGTTAACGGTACACGATGCGGTTGCTTGTCTAGTACCTGAAGCAGAAGTAATTAAAGCGCAAAAGTATGTTGAAGAGTGTATGAGGTGGACTCCGGATTGGGCGAAAGGATTGCCTGTAAATTGTGAGAGTGGATATGGGAGAAGCTATGGAGATTGTTGAGGAATACCGTGTAAAGATAACGGTACGAAATAACTTAATCATGCGAGCCATTGAGGATTTTGGATACACAAACTTAGGGCAGTTTGCTAAGTGTGAAGACATATCTTTAGGTGGTTTATATGATTTGGTTAACTTGAAGAAAGCACCGATTGGAGTAGAGGGCGAGTTTAGTAAACATGCTAAGGAACTGATGGAAGTATTGGGTGCATGTCCTACAGACTTGTGGACAGAAGAACAACTAACTCTTACACTTAAAAAGAATTCGGAAGAAAGACAGTTAAGTAAAGAAGGTTTACGAATAGCATTGCAGTCTACTGCACATAGTTTAATTGGACTTCCTCACCAAGCGATAGAACAAAAAGAAGCCGAAGTAATTATTAAAGATATGCTTGACTCAATACCCCGAAGAGGGGCAAAAATATTAGCATTGCGTTATGGTTTAGGTGGTGTAAAGGAACATACCTTAGAAGAAACCGCCGTAGTAATGGGTGATATAACAAGAGAACGTGTTAGGCAGATAGAATCTCAGGCACTTCGTCAAATGCGACATCCAACTAGGTCAGACATACTAAAAAGTTTGCTGGACGATGAGTAATGGCTATTACACGTGCTGACTTATTAAAAGAACTATTGCCCGGACTTAATGCGCTGTTTGGTATTGAGTATGATATAGACAAAATTAGATTAGATGCAGAACAACATACAGTGGAGGTGGATTTTGGAAATGAAGACATACGGAACAACGATAGTAATGAGTGAACAAGATATAACAGACGAAGAGTATAAAGAACTTGCTAGTAGTTATACAAGAGCATTGGCGGAATCTATGGCAAATACAAAACTAGCGATAACACGAACTATATTTAAAGGTGATTTTAGAGATGTTGATATACCTGGCGGTAAGCCTAGTTGGGAAGTAGAGGTTAAATTCGATGAGTAAAATACCTGCATGGTCATACTCAAGCATTAAGCTTTATGACCAATGCCCCAAGAAGTTTTACCACTTGCGTGTAGTTAAAGACATAACTGAACCACCAACTGATGCTATCTTATACGGTAAGGAGTTCCATTCGGCAGCTGAGCTATACGTAAGAGATAACGTACCAATACCTCCACAGTTTGATTATATTAAAAGCACTCTTGATAACTTAAAAGCCTTAGAAGGCGACAAATATTGCGAGTATGAGATGGGACTGACTGAGAACTTAGAACCCTGCGGATTCAAAGATAAAGATGTTTGGTGGAGAGGTATCGCCGATCTGCTGGTGATCAATGGTGAAGAAGCACGGTGCTTAGATTACAAGACAGGTAAATCTGCTAAGTATGCTGATACCGACCAATTAGAACTCATGGCTTTGGCTATCTTTAAACACTTCCCCCAAGTTAAAAAGGTAAAAGCAGGGTTGTTATTTGTAGTGTCAAAAAATTTTATTAAAGACTCCTATCACATAGATAATCAGGATAAAATGTGGTTAAAGTGGTTTGCAGAGCATAACCGTATGAAGTCTTCCTACAAGAGTAACGTATGGAATCCTAGACCAAGTGGGCTTTGCCGAAAACACTGTGCAGTGTTAGAATGTGCTCATAACGGAAGGAACTAATATGCCCTATGTAAATAAACCAAGACCATACAAAAAAGAATACGAGCAACAAAAAGCCCGAGGTGAAAGTGAGCGTCGTAATGAACGTCAACGTTTAAGACGTGAGTACGATAAGAATCATCCTGATAGCCCTACAGATAAAGATAAAATTGCTGAGAGTCGTGAAGGTAAAGACCTTGCGCATAAGAAGGCACTTGATAAGGGTGGTAGCAACAAGGATGGATTCACTGTGCAGAGCCCATCAAAGAACAGGTCGTTTAAACGAGATGCTAAAAGTAATCTTGTTGGTGAAGTTAGTAAACGTGAAAGAAAAACGGTTGTAAAACCTAAAAAATAAGAGTAGAATAAAATTTAGTTGTTACTGATGCTGATGTAAGGTATGAGTAGTAGGCATCGCAGGTATACTTCCTGTCATAAAAAACCGTACCAGTTAGCACCGCTCTTTCCTTCTGATTTTTGTGGGTGGGGAACTAACAGACAGTAGAGCAGAGCGTACACCGCTTTTGCTCTACTAGTGCTTAACAGGAGAATATAAGTTGGAAATAATAAGCAATAAAGCGTTGTTGTTAAATTTAAGAAATCCTAATAAAGTAACGACTATCATACCTAAGAGTAAACAAATAGGTACGAATCAGGTCATGGTTAATTGGGGCTTAGATGAAGCACAAGTACTAAAGAATTTGCAAATAAAAAACATCCCATCACCTATTATGGGCAAGTATGATTGGCCCGGACTACATAAACCTTTTGACCATCAAAAGACTACCTCATCTTTTCTTACTTTAAACCGCAGAGCCTTTTGTTTAAATGAACAGGGGACAGGTAAAACAGGGTCAGTTATATGGGCGGCTGATTATTTAATGAAGCTAGGCAAGATTAAACGTGTGCTTGTCATATGCCCTTTGTCCATTATGGATTCAGCTTGGCGAGCCGATTTATTTAAGTTTGCTATGCACCGTACTGTTGACATAGCTTATGGCTCAAAAGAAAAACGTAATAGGATTATTGCCTCCGATACTGAGTTCGTTATTATTAATTACGATGGAGTAGAGATTGTTCAAGATGCAATCACTAATGGTGGTTTTGACCTTATAGTTATTGACGAAGCGAACGCATACAAGAATGTACAGACAACAAGATGGAAAACTTTAAACCGTATCCTTAAGCCTGATACGTGGTTGTGGATGTTAACAGGAACACCTGCGGCACAGTCGCCAGTAGACGCATATGGCTTGGCTAAACTAGTTAACCCGAATAATGTGCCTAGATTCTTCACAGGATTTAAAGACATGGTGATGCTTAAAATAACGCAGTTTAAATGGATAGTCAGACCCAACGCAGACAAAATAGTATTTGAAGCCCTGCAACCTGCTATACGATTTACTAAAGAAGAATGTTTAGATTTACCCGAACAGATTTATGTAACTCGTGAGGTCGAACTTACCCCCCAACAACGCAAGTATTATGACTTACTACGTAAGAAGCTAGTTGTACAAGCATCAGGCGAACAGATTACTGCCGTGAATGCGGCTGTTGGATTAAGCAAACTCTTACAAATATCTTGCGGCGCAGTTTATTCCGATACAGGCGAAACTTTGGAATTTGACATCAAGAACCGCTATAAGGTCTTAAGAGAAGTGATTGATGAAACACAGCAAAAGATATTAATATTTGTACCTTTTAAAAATACAATTGAAATTTTGTATGAAAAATTAAAGGCAGATGGATTTAGTAGTGCTATCATTAATGGAGATGTACCTGCGCATAAACGTGCCGAAATATTTAAAGCTTTTCAAGAAACCAGTTCTCCACGAATATTAATTATTCAACCACAAGCGGCGGCACATGGTGTGACGTTAACAGCCGCAGATACGGTGGTATGGTGGGGTCCGACCCCAAGTTTAGAAACATATGCGCAAGCAAATGCAAGAGCGCATAGAGCAGGACAGAAACACCCAGTAACAGTAATTAGGTTACAAGGTTCAAATGCGGAAAAACATTTATACAAAATGCTTGACAACCGTATCGTTGACCATGTAAAGTTAGTTGACCTTTACAAGAATTTGCTTGACTAAGATAAAGTTTGATAGTATAGTAGAAGTACCAATAGCGAGAATAAAATAAAACCGTTATTGTTTTTTAATAGGAGAATGTTATGGCAGAAGACGTTGTACAGGCAGAAGTGCCTTTAGAAAAACTGACTCGAGTCTATATTAAGATGAGAGATAAAAAAGCAGAACTCACACGAGAACTTGAAGATGAGATAGGTAAGGTTGAGGCGGCAATGAAATCCGTTAAGACTGCAATTCTTGACCATATGAAATCTATCGGTGCTGAAAGTTTGCGAACAGAATCCGGACTTGTTTACCGTACCGTAAGGACTACGTATTCAACTACCGATTGGGAATCCATGGGCAAATTCATCCTTGAACATGGTGTGCCTGAACTATTGGAGAAGCGTATTCAACAAACCAATATGAAGGCATTTTTAGAAGATAACCCCGATGTGCTTCCGCCGGGGCTTAATGCAAACATGGAGTATTCAGTTACTATAAAAAGGAGTAAAAATGGGTGAAGAAGCGTTTGTCCCTATAGAAGTTTTGGCTAAGTACTTTGCTGTGTCGATCTCAACTGTCCGTGCATGGATTCGGCAGGATTTAGTTCCATCATTAAAAATTGGCGGTGTATATCGTTTTAAGATTAGTGAAGTGGAAGAAGCCCTACGTATTTTGTGTGGTGGTGTATTACCGAAAGAAGAAAAGGATGGAAGTCTGACGATTGAAGCTAATCCAAATGACCCACAACTTGCATTAAATTTTAACCCTGATCACGATATTTAAGGAGAATTACAAATGAGCGAAATGACTTTATTTAAAGGCGGATTACCTGCCTATTTAAAAGGTGCAACAGATGACGTAACCAACGCATTAGCAGGTGGAGAAAGCCTTGGCGCACGTCGTATTAGTATTAAAGGTAACCTGTTCCGTGAGTATATTGGCGGAAAAGAATATCGTGTGTCGGAAGAACGTTTTATGAACGTAGTTATTATCAAAGCCGCACCAAAGGTTTCACGTGTCTTCTATGCAGGAAGTTATGTAGAAGGTGAAGCTGCGTCCCCAACTTGCTGGTCAGCCGACAGCCAACGTCCTGATGAAAAGGCTAAAGAGAAGCAGTCAGCCACCTGCTTAACTTGTCCACAAAACATTAAGGGCAGTGGTCAGGGTGATAGCCGTGCTTGTCGTTACCAACAACGTTTAGCAGTCGTACTAGACGGTGAAATTGACAAAGAAGAAGTTTACCAACTCGTATTACCACCGACTTCGGTTTTTGGTGATGGTGAAAAAGGTAAGCTACCTTTGCAAGCATATGCTCGTCATCTGAAAAATCATGGTACACCCATTACTGGTGTTGTTACCGAGATGCGGTTTGACTCAGCAAGCCCTACACCAAGGTTAATCTTTAAACCTATTCGTCCTGTTACGGAAGAAGAGTATGAGACTGTTACACGTCTTAAAGATACTAAAGAAGCAGTTGATGCAATTACAATGACTGTAGCACAGACTGATGGTGTCAAGGACAAACCTGCACCCACCAAACCTGCATTGGCTAAACCGGTAATTGAATCTATTGAAGCCGAAGTAGATGCGATTGAACCACCTAAAAAATCACCCCCTAAGAAAGCACCTGCTGCTTCTGAGGATAAACTAGAGGACTTAGTAAACGAATGGGATGATTGATTAACGTGGGGTGGGGGAACTCACCCCTCTTTTGAAGGTGGCTAATGAACAATTTAGAATTTTTACAGCAAGTCCTTGGCGACGAAGGATACTACTGCGTGGTAGGGTTAGACCAAAAAAATGGTGTGATACCTCCAATTCAAAAGTTTTTTAAAAAACTTGAAGACGCAGTTAAAGTTGCTGAAAACTTAAAAGATGAGGGCTTTGATGCGTATTACGCACTAGCAACCTTTGAAAATGGGAAGTCGAGGAAGACAACAAATGTGAAGCAGTTAAGGTCTTTATTTATTGACCTTGATTGTGGCGAAGGTAAACCTTATGGAACACAAAATGAAGCACTAGTAGCGTTAAAAGCTTTTTGTAAATCATCGGGTATGCCGAAACCAACGTTGGTTAACTCCGGTGGGGGTGTACACGCATACTGGACTTTAGATGAGCCTGTTTCACGTGAAACATGGATACCTTTAGCTGAGAAGTTAAAGAGCATGTGTGATGAACATGACTTACATGCTGACCCTGTGGTAACGGCGGATTCGGTACGTATTCTACGAGTTCCGGGAACTCTTAATTTTAAAAACGAAGAGGCTCGTCCTGTTGAGTTGATTGGTAGCTCACCTGGCTCATACGAGTACAACACGCTAAAAGATATTATAGGAGAACCTGTTCTACAGAAGCGGGCCTACATACCACGTGGTGAGATGGATGAAGTTACTAAAGCAATCCTTGGTAACTACACGAATCGGTTTAAAAGCATTATGTTAAAGACAATAAAAGGTGACGGTTGTCAACAACTGAAGTATATTGTAGAGAATCAAACAACCATGTCTGAACCGATGTGGAGAGCAGGGCTATCTATCGCCAAATTTTGTATAGATGCGGATATGGCGATTAAAAAGATATCCGAAAAACACCCTGAATACAGCCCTGAATTAGCAGAAGCAAAGGTAAGACGCATTAAGGGTGGTCCTTATACCTGCGCCAAGTTTGAAGAATTTAACCCCAAAGGTTGTGATGGTTGCCCAAGTAAAGGCGAAATTAAATCACCTATTGTATTAGGTCGTGAAGTATTAGAAGCAACAGAAGAAGATAACATTGTTGAAGATGTGCCGTTTCAGATTGACCAAGGTCATACGCAGACATATGTTATACCAAAATACCCTGACCCATATTTCCGGGGCAAGAATGGCGGTGTTTTTAAACGAGTTATTAAGCAGGAAGACGAAATTGAAGTGATGATATATCACAATGATATATACCTCACAAGGCGGTTACTAGATTCGGATGTAGGTGAAGCAGTGGTTGTAAGGTTACATCTACCACAAGATGGAGTGCGTGAATTTACGATACCTCTTTCAGCGGTTACATCTAAAGAAGAACTTAGAAAACATATAGCGGCAAAAGGTGTGGCATTAATAAAAACAGATGAATTAATGTCATACATAACAACATGGGTAAATCATATGCAATATAAAACAAAAGCGGATATAGCGCATCGGCAATTTGGTTGGTCAAACGACAAGTTTGAATCTTTTATTTTAGGTGACAAAGAAATACGTGGAGACCGTATAGACCATAACCCACCATCTTCAGCAACGGCGCAATTATTTGATGCGTTTAGCCCTAAAGGTACAATGGATGAGTGGAAAGAAGTTATGAATTTTTATAATCGTCCCGGAATGGAACTGCACAAGTTTGCGATTGGGCTTAGTTTCGGTTCTATCTTTACTGCGTTTACTCCTGTAAGTGCGGCTATCCTGCACATTTTTAGTCCTGAATCGGGTATTGGTAAAACAACGTCCATGTTAGCAGGGGCTAGTATTTGGGGAAATCCGGCTAGGTTAGTTCTTAAAGAATCCGATACGATGGCTAGTACGATGAACCGTGCGGAACTGCAGAAGAATTTACCTTTATTTAGAGACGAGGTAACAAACTCTACACCATTAGCACTAAGCAATTTTTTATACCAATATACTTCCGGCTCACAAGCTAACCGTATGTCACCTAACTCTAATGCAGAAAGAACTCGTGGTGAGATATGGAATCAAGTTGGTGTAACTACGGGTAATTCTTCAATCATGGAGAAAGTTAGTACTCAAAAGGCATTACCTAAAGGCGAAGTTATGCGTCTACTAGAAGTACGTGCCTACCCAATTCCCGGATTAGATAAAACCGAAACCGACCTACTAAGCGAACGTATTTACCATAATTATGGGCATGCTTGCATACCGTATATGCAATACATTATGAACGATATAGAGAGCATTAAAAACTTATATAAGACGACTAAAGTTAAATTAGATAAGATGTGTGGCTTTACACCTGCAGACCGCTTTCACTCGGTTCTAGTAGCGAATGGCATTACGGGATTAATGGTTGCTAAGCAGGCAGGGTTGATAGACTACGAGATTAAACCAATTGTTCAATACATAGTGGGTGTTGTTAAGGGTGTTAAATCTCATGCTAAAGATATGGATGTAGATGCAGAAGGAACATTGACTAACTTTTTGGCAGAAAATTGGAATAATATTTTACGTATTAAAAGCACTGAGGATTCACGTTCAATAAAGAATGATGGTGTTGACCACTTAGTTATACCCGATGCGACACCGAAAATGACGTTTGTTGCACGATACGAATACGACGTAAAGATGTTATTTATTTACCAAAACCCATTACGTGAATGGTGCGTCAAGCGTCAGATTAACTATGAAGGTTTTGTTGATTCTTTGAAACGTGGTAGAACTAGGGCTGCTATAGATAAAAAACGTATGGGTAAAGGCACTCGTATGAGCTTGCCACCTTTAGATGTATTGTGGGTTAACTGTAAGGACTTTTTAAATGACGATGCCGAAGAAGAAATCACAGCCGCCGCAGGACACAAAGCTGCTATTGAAGGTGATGCGTGAGGGACAAGTCTGCCCTGACGGTGTGGTTATTAACATAAATTGGGACGATTTTTTAGTAGGCAGGTCAGTTTTTATTCCTGCCGTTAACCTATCAATGTTAAGCAAACAGATGCAAAAAGCATCAAAGCTTAAAGGTTGTACTGTAAAAGGCTTTGATAGAATCGAAAATGGTAAATTAGGAATGCGCTTTTGGAGAATTCTGTAATATACTATGTCTGTAACATTCTCCTGTTACGTATTTCTCGTGAAGAAATAACCCTTTTAATCCCCGACCAGTTCGGGGATTTTTTTACTTGTCATCATACTCAGCCGCACGTTGCATCATTTCGTTATACAGTTTTTGATTAAATTGAACACCATTTACCATACGTTTAGATGCCGCTTTAAAGGCTCTATCGGATGCTTCAAATGTATTAGCGTTAATCTTAAGCCCAGGATGTTTATCATTAAGCTCTTTTAACTTATCTTTGTATTCGTTGGCATCTTCATAGTCACCTTGTGCTTTAGCAATATTCCATTTCTGCAAAAGTTTTGTTTTGTTTTGAAGAATATCTTTTTCAATACCTTTAAGTTGAGAATTAATCTCTAACTGTCTTGTATATTCAGCTGGGGCAAACCCTAATGCTTGAGCACCGATGCTAAATGCATTAATATCTTCTGTGATTGGGTCACCACGTAAAGTCCGGGCCCCCTCTACACCAAAACGCAATGCTTTAAGCATGTTACCAAATGCTGATGGTAATACATTTTCTATACCACGCTCCATATTACCGTCTTTCATAAAATCTAAACCTCGGTTAATACGTGAAGCAACACCATATGCAGGACCACCAAACGTTTGTAAGAAACTTTCTTGGAATGTGCTTGATGCACCGGAAGGATTAGATCTAAATACTAAGTCGCTTAAGCTAGTACGAGATGCAATTTCAGAACCTGTCAAATAATTTAACATGCCTTTATAAGGAAACTCCCCTACATACTTACGAGTTGCGGTCTCCATATCATCATCGTCATCATCTTTAAACAAGTTATATATCATAGCGGCAACACCAAACATTGGTATACCTTGTAAACCAGCAAACACTGCAGACGTTCCGTAGATTCCGGCAATTTGACTCATAGCCGCTTTTTTAACAGCCTTGTCTTGATTTTGCAGGGCATCACGTGTTACTTTAAATAACATGTAATACATTGAAACACCGTAGCGCTTAAACATAAACAACACTTTACCTATATC